TGCCGCTCGACACCTGCCTCTTCATACAGATCAGCGATCGATGCTCCGAACAACACGGCAATCTTGGTGAGTTGGAAGGCAGAGACTGCATTCATGCCGTGTTCCGCTTTTTGGACCTGCTGGTAGCTGACGCCGATCACGGCTCCGATATCGCTCTGTTTAAGGCCGAGCGATAGCCGGTGCCTTTTAATGACGGCGCCCATGGCACGGTTGAAGTCTTTGGGGGATGTATGGGGCATTGGATTACTCGCCTATAGAGTCTGGTTGACGGGGTTCGCATTGCTCCCTTGTGGCGATGGAGCCCTTCACCTTGCATATGGTGAATACCTTGCCGGTCTTCTTTGCGAGGCGGCTACCTTCACGGATTGCCGCCTGAACATTCGGATGGCGGTGGTAGCTGAATTTGTGCTCACAGATGACGATGTACTCGCGCTCCTCAGCGGCCTCGAATGCGGCCAGCTGCTCGCGGAGACGATCTATCTCCTGCGCAGCCTCCGTATAAAGGGCCTGCCAGTCTGACCGGACCGGGACTGTTGTTTTGAGTGCGCGCTTCATCCCCACCTCCGTACTGCGGCGCGTTGCATGCGCCAGAAGGCGAATCCGCATCCCCCGAGAGTCATGAAAAGCGCAAACCATGGATTGATGTGCAAATACAGGCAGATCATCACCAGCTCATAGAAGATGCCGAAGGTGACGGCGAGGGAGCCGTTAATCAAGATAATGGTTTTGAGGAGTCCGCTCACTGGCCGCCCTCCCTCAATTTCAAATCCGCCGCCATCACAGTGACAGCATCGGCCTCATGGGACAGGCTCTCGTATTTGGCATGCCAGAAGTCTCGCGCGGCTACGGCCTGGTCCACGATATGCTCGCGCTCTATGCCTTCCCGAAGGTCCTCATCCACCCGGCCTTCGATGTAGCCGATGGTGTTGACGGACAGCACCGCAGTGACGGCAGCGCCAAAGAGGTAGAAGCGAGTCTCTGTTTTGCGCGAGATCATTGGGCAGTCCTCCAGCCTTGGCGGTTTATGAAATAGAGAGGTTGATAGTCCGCCATGGCAGACGCAGGCCTGACGTCGTTGTGCAGGTTGTCCAGTAGGTATGCGCGGCTGGCGTGCTTTACCTCCAAAACAGCGTGGAACTCTCCCTTATGCTTACCGCGAAGGATGCGGACGGCCACGAACTGCATGTCAGCGTCTGCAACGCCGAGCGTGTAGAGGGCCTGGTATTTGGCTACTGCATAGTCACGGCATTCACCGCCGACTTGCGCGAATTGCAATGGAGTCTGCCACACGTTCTCTTCGCGGTAGGTGCTGGCGTCCTGTACATAAGGTATGGCGTTAATCTCCCGGTTTACTGCATCAAGCTTTTGCGCAAAGTCGGGAATTGTCCGGCTCTTTACCGTAACGGGATACGGATCTAATAGCTGGATGGCATATTTCCAGCCCGTAAGCTGCACCTGCATGTCGTAAGCGCAGGAGGTGCAGGGCAGGAAAATGAGCATGCAAAGGCAGAGCATGGCAGCCAGATACGGCATTACCGGTGCATCGCCTTCTTCGATGTCCAGGTCACGGGCGGTGAAGCAATACGGGCAAACGCAACTTCCATCGTGGTCCTTCACATACAGGGACTCTGGGAATTCATCGCAGTCCACGAGCGCAGGGCAATAGCAGCACTTCATCATGCTCATCACGGTCTCCCGGTGTCTGGGGTGAAACAGGAAAACTCGCGATGACCTGTCAGTTCGTCCAGCTCGGCGCAGAACTTCCTGTGCTCGGCTAGGCGCTGCTGAGCGTTTACTCGGGCCTCAATGGCTGCGGCGATGTCCGCTTCCATGGCGCGGGATGCGCGCATATTCTCGACGATGACCGCGCCATCTTGTTGGGTGGTGAGGATGCTTTGCTGAAGAAGGGCGAGGAGTTGGTCCATGGCTATGCCCTTTCTTCTTTGCGAGCATCGATCCGGGCATCCATGCGCTCGTCATAAGCACGCATGGCCTGATAAGCCTCGGAGAACTCATCGCGCAGGTCGATCTGGCCTGTGTCGGTCAGGGTGTAGGCGTACCGGTCAGCCCATTCCTCGGCATCCCTTACGGCATCTGCGCGTGAAGTGAGGACATCGGTCTCGGCATACTGGCGTCCGCCGAAAGAGTGGACGTTTATGAATACGGTGGGCTGGATGGTGCGGGAAGGCATGGGTGGAACTCACGTTGATTAAGTTCCGTGGAGCATAGCTGGAATATTCCATCAGTCAAGAGGAAAAATGGAGAATTCCAACACCTCAAGAATTTAACAAACACAACACCAAGCGAAAATGCCGGTCTGTCGAAAGGGATTTGGAGCTAATTTGCGTTGGGGTTACTAAATAATTGATAACTTGATGTAAAAAGCTCCCCTAGGGGTTATAGAAGTGACTGATATATCAAGCGTAACCCTATTGACTTGGAAATAGGTCGGACGCAGAATTGCGTATTCAAAAATCCGACGAGGTCCCACATGACACTTGAAAAGCGGATATTTCAACTGCTCCTGGCGCTACTCTTTACCCCGTATCTGACAGGTCAGACCGTTGTTGTAGATTGGGTTGGAAAAACTCTCGTGTCCAGTCCAGCCAAAATTAACCAAAAGACAAGCGCACAGATCGAAGTTCAAAACGTGAATGACGTTTTATATAAATATTCCGTCCAGGTGGCTGCCACTCCACGCGTCGATGACGACTTTAGTACGATTGCTCAGGCATTCGTTCCAGGAAAAGCCGCCGGTGAAGGCGCGCCGGACCCATGCACTGATCTGGTCAAAGCGGTGCAAAATGCGGCAACTGCGCTAGGGACTGCTGTCACCGCTTTTTATCAAACTCCGGTCACCGGGGCGAAATGCTCAAAATCTGCACCGTGTAGCATTGACATCGCCGATACAAGAACAGCATGGACAAGTGGGATAACCCCCCAATCTACAAGTGCGACAAACGCACTAACCGCGCTGCAGGCTGTACCGATCTGCAAAAAGACGTACAGCAACGAAATTACCAGTCTCCAAACAGCGCTCACAGATGTAAATGATAAGCATGATTATCTGTTCGCAGACAATCATTCTGTCCTCTCTCAAACAACTTTGGATCCGGACACCGACTACACGATAAATGTGAAAGAGATGTATCTGGGGGCTGGGTCAAGCACCGGCACCCAAACAACGGCCCCTACCCTTTCAATAAAGTTTTCGCCCGCAACGGATCGATTGACATTGTCCGCCGGAGTGCTGCTGAGTGAAATTCAAAACCGCGGTTACTCTAGTCAGGCAGAACCGAATTCCACCAATAGCGGGACACAGAATGTCCTAGTCGTTTCAGGCATAAGTACATTCTCCCCCCTCGCCTTGGGCCTACTGAATTACGAAATCCCATCGTTTAAGAAGTTGTCGTTTGGAAACGATAATATCGGCCTCGCGGTGTCAACTGGGCCGGTTTTAAGAATCGGAACAAAGTCAGATTCTGCCTCATTCGGATATTTTGCTGGGGTGAGCGTTCACATGTACCACCGCTTCTACATTAGCCCTGGAGTGCATTTCGGCCAATTCGCTGATTTCCCCCCTGGCTTTACGAAAGCGGGACAACTTATACCAACCGGGTTGGGCACGCCGACGGCTGTGAATAGATACACAGCTAGGTTTTCATTCGGTATTACTTACAAGACGAAGGACTTTTCTGGTCTTGGGCTAACGGCTAGTGCAAAGGCGACCCCCTCGACCACTGCTTCGCCTACGAAACCGGCCACACCCACTCCGAAACCAGTAAATTAACACTCAATCAAATCTGTGATCGTCTTTAGGGTCGGTTTCCCAAGGGAAGGTGCGTGATGAGAAGACTATTTGGCCTTGCATGGGTCTTGGTTTCAATGGCATCGATCCTGGCGCGATGCTGGGGGCAAGAAGCAGTGGATACAAGAGCAGCCTCTCAAGACGCGGTGACCAAGAGAATTGAAAGCCGCCAGGAGGCTTTAAGCGCTCTCCCTGCTGATAAAAAGCAGGCCCTCACAGGCGACATTCAAAAGGAGAGTCGAGAGCATTTCGGTTTTGATGCCTTTAAAAACGTAAATGACCTAATTGCCGTTGATCCTACGAAGCTTTCACTTGCACTTAAAGGCAATTTGGATATGACAGTTAACCACGTTGTCGTGCGGAATTTGTTTCCCCTCCTGGTCGAACCCACTGCGATCGCATCTACGGGAGATCAGGTATACCCCGATCTTCAAGCGGCGCTAAACGCCGAGAATACTAACCAGATACTGCAATTAGCAAATAGGGTTGGGAGGATCCGATATTGGGTGAAAACAGACCAACCTGAAGCGTCGGTCCCTGACTCAGCCGCCTATCTTGCAGGAACGGGTTTTGTGGTAGGTCCGGGGCTCATAGCAACTGCCTGCCACGTGCTAGATTACATTACCGATGACAGCTCGGGTAGCAGCATGAGCTCTACCGTCTGGGTAAAGTTCGATCTGAGCGCCGATCCGAACACCCATCAAGCGTATGCGATATCAAACGTAGTAGGCAAAGGTTCACTCGAAGGAGAAGATTATGCCGTTCTTTCCGTCTCTGCGGTCAGCGAAGACGGCGCCTCACACCTACCGACAGCAGTTCCACTTGGAGATGACGCGAAGACGACGTTTGTAGGCGTAATTGGCTATCCGGATATCGATGGAGCCACGAAGGAGTGCGCACCAGGGGGAACGGGTTGTGACGAGACGGCCCAATGGTTCACCAATTTTGGCCAGAAAAATCCGGGTACGATAAAGATAATCTCACCGGGCAGGAAGACAGGCGGTTTCAGTCCAAACGGATTTCCAATTCTGACGTATGACGCACCTACTCTTGGTGGGCAATCGGGATCCCCTGTCATTGACCTCCAATCGGGATTGGTCGTGGGGCTTCATTATTGCTGCACTGGATATCAACCAAGTGGAAACGAGCCGTCTTGTGCAAAGCTACATCCCATTTCGTTGGGAGATGATTCTGAGAATGAAGGATTGGTTATTAAGGACGTTGTGATCCCTAATTGAGTGCCCGAGCAATTTGTTGTCTAGCCTCGTGGTCATAGCCTTCTGGCTAACCAGATTGCTCGCCCGAATACACGCAATTCATCTGGAATGATATCGTCAACGGGGTCGTACGCGGGATTGTCGCTAATGAGGCGAACAATTCGCCTCACCGGGTCAAAACGGAGTCTTTTCACCCTTAGAAGGCCATCGTAATCGATGACGTATATACCATCCTCGCGCGTGGCGGGGCCTTGGCTCATGTCTATCAGCATCGTGTCTCCGTCTGAGAGCGTTGGCTCCATGCTGTCCCCTACTGCTGATATGGCTGCGAGCTGTGAGGATGGAGAGCTAGTGATTCGTTGTAGCCAATCTTTGCGAAACCCTATGTGATATAGGATTACCGCGCCCTCCGAAACGCTTCCGGCTCCCATCGACGCACGCACGTCGTAGACGGGAATCATTACAACTTGTTCAGGTGGACTATCGGACTTGCTAGCGATTAGCGAATACGTAGCGCTGGGACCGTTGAGTGCAACCAGGACACGTTGTAAGCGATCGCCTCTGAGAATCTGGGTTTTGCCGCGTCTCAGATCGGCGATGTTGTGTGGCTTGAGCCCTGCCTCCTTCGCCAGCTGACTGTCTGACCAGCCACGTTGACTCAATCCCTCATCGATCAGGGCCAACAAGCTGTCTCGATTGAAATCCATGATGGGAATATCCAACAACGATTGCGCCTTGTCATTCTGGAATGTTCCATTCTGTTTTCCACTTTGCTCTTGACGGCAATGGAATAGTCCATCATGATGCGACGCGACAACTCGCGAAGGAGATCGCATTTGGAAGGCCCTCAACAGAATTACAGGAAGGAATTACTCGATCAGGCGCAGCTATGGTGCAAGCACACTGGTAATAGGCTGTCCCATTTGGGCAGGCTCGTCATGAACGACAGTGCGTTCTTTATTCGCCTTGCAAAAAAGAAGCGGGGCGGATGTCGGATCGAGACGTATTTCAAAGTCAACGATTGGTTTCATAAAAACATGCCGGAAGTTGAAGGTAATGGTTAATGCAATGAGGTTGGTCTTAACCATTAATTGAGAACTTGCAAGAAAAACTTTTGTGACAGTTGAGAAGGATTCTAAGCAATGACCGCAACACTGGCTGATAGAGAAGAAGCTGCCCCCCGCCGTGTTTCCAACAGTGTCGCCGCTGACCAGCTGCGCTCTATCGTGCATACCAGAAATCTTTAATCACCAACAGAGGAGAAAGCCATGAGTGCATTTAATGAGTTTGTTGAGAGCTTTAAAGGTGGTCATCTTAATGCTCAGATGACGGCGAAGATGTGTGAGCTTGTCGATTCTGTGGGCAAATTTCAGCAAAAAGGCAAGCTTACGCTTGATATCGAGCTTACGCCGAAGGCTGACGGCGAAATGCTTACCAAGGTGAAATACACGCTGAAGGCTCCGCGGCGCGATACGATCGAATCGATTATGTTCACCACTCCGGAAAACAGCCTAGTGGATAGCAACCCGAAGCAGCCGGAGTTGTTTGAAGCTCCGGTGAGAGCACCGAAAGATACCCATAGGGTCGTCAAACAGCTTTCCGCATAAGGAATAAGCCGATGTCTGAAAACAATGTCATCGAAACTTTTCTGCAAAACGGCGGTGCCGCCCTTCAGAAAGTTTCCGATGTTGCTGCGCCCGCCATCGTCATCGGTGCGAGCCAGAAAGTCGAGAATCTTGAGAAGCTCCTCGCCGCACCGTTGCGTATCAATGAAACGCGTCGGTTTGATGATCTGCGCGGGTTTGTCGAGTACGCAAACACCTATAAGCAGGATGGAAGTTCTGCCTTCGCCAGCCGTGAGCGCATTCAGGTGGTCTTTGACTACCATGGGCCTGCTTCGCCGCACTGGTGTTCCCATGCGATTGAGTTTTTCTACAAACGCAGCACCCGCTGGCAGCTTTGGGAAAAGCACAACAATGTGTGGATGTCTCAAGAAGACTTCGCGGACTTCCTAGATTCTGGTTTGGAGGAAATCACTTACCCGGTGCAGGCTGACGTATTGGAACTGGTGAAAAATTTCCGCTCCACTGTGAATGCAGAGGCGCACAGCCAGATCGGTCCGGACGGCACGCACTTTTCCTATCAACAGACTGTGCGGGGAAGCGCGAAGAAAACGGATATCACGATACCGGAATTTCTCACTATCCGCGTGTCTCCGTTCAATGGCCTTGAAGTGCTTAACGCCCTTCTCAAGGACGAGATGGAGAAAATCCCCACGTATGCCTTCCGGGCAAAATTCAGTTTCCGTATGCAGAAGGACGAAGCGAAACCTGATTTCAAGCTGCAGCTTCTGAATTTCGATCAGGCTATTGACGAAACGTTGGAGTCGGTACGGACGGCTATTAAGGCGCTTACCGGTATCCAGACCTACATCGGCGGCTAGATAGTCTGACCATGCCGTGACTTTCTCCAACATGGAGTGTCCATGAGGCGTTCAAAATACAACAAATTAATGAGGTTCCTTATGAGTTTAGAAGCAAAAGTTAATTTACTGCTTTCCGGTCAGGCCGCCCTGGCTACCAGCATCGGTGCCGTATTGACTGCCGTGCAGAATGCGCCCGGCGTGAATACAGCCGCCATCACGACGGCGCTTGCGCAGCTTGAGACGCAGGTCGCTGCGATCCAGACGACTATCGGTTCCGACAGCTCCGCCAGCGGAAGTTCGGCCGCAGGTGCATCGAGTGCGCCTGCCGGTACTGCTGCTGCGACTACCGCGCAGGGGGCTTGAGGAGTGCCGATACGGAGGGGTGGCCGAGTGGCTGAAGGCGGCAGTCCTGAAAACTGATGTGGGTGCAAGCTCACCGTGGGTTCGAATCCTACCCCCTCCGCCAAACGTGCCTACACAAGGCCCATCAGAGGCCGATTCGCCAGACAAGAACAAGAGCCGTGATGACGGCATAGGGAAAACAGGCGGCCTTGCCAGAGGCCGTCAAGACAGGGGAGTGCCGGGGGAGTGTCATCGCCGCTTGGATATGGGCGTTCTCGCATAAAGCTTCCGAAAGCCTTGAGTAAGGGGGAGGAGACCTTCGCCTTGCATATGAAGGCCCGCGGCCTGAATCCTGTGCGCGAGTTCATGTTCGCACCTAGCCGAAAATATCGTGCGGATTTCGCATTCCCGGAGAAAAAGATCCTCATTGAAATTGAGGGCGGCACGCATATGCGCGGACGACACAATCGCGCGTCGGGCTACGAGGAAGACTGCATCAAACAAAATCTCGCGGCGGAGTTAGGCTACTTCGTTTTGCGCTTCACAACAGCGATGGTCATGTCCGGCATCGCAGAGCGGCAGGTGGCCGTAGTTCTGGGGGTGGCATGATGCTGGTTCTCTTCCTCCTCCTCCTTTTGCCTTCTTTGCTTCTGGGCGCGTTTTTCTGCCTTGTATACCACTCTGTCGAACGCAAGCAGGAAGAATCAGTGTCGGAGATTGCGACTCGCTTTTATGTGCGTGGCTACATCGCTGCCATAAACGAACTTGGCGAAGGTGATGACGCGGCTCGCAAGCTCGAAATCCTCGGTGGGACTGACACTGAGAGGGCTTCATGACCATGCAAACCCACTACTCTTGCGGACGGTGTGGAAGCTCAAGTGGTTGCATGTGTCACACTCTATCGCCCTTGCCTTTGGGACAACCAGTACAAGGCTGGCAGTGTCCGTTATGCAGGACAATCTACAGCCCCAGCATAATCTCCTGTCCTACATGCAGGCCCCTTTTCGGCGGTGCTCTCGCGAAGGCAGAAAGCGGGGGATCATGATGCAGCTTGTCTCACAGCGTAAAGAGATCGAACGTCCCTCTGACTTCGCGCTTGCGTGTCGGCTGCTGAGGGATGTTCTCCGCCAGGACAGAGACTGCAACTACCTCTGGACCAATGGGCGGTGGCAGCCTGCATCACTCGACGACATCATGAGGCGGGCCAATAGCCACCTGAAGAGCGTCGGCCGTGAACAATTCAAGGGGAAGGCAGCATGGATAGTCTGACCGAAGATGGCACCACAGGCGTGCTCTCTCGCCAGTTCGTGAAGGTACTTCGGGAGCTGCTCCTGCCTGTCAGGAAACGGCTATCAAACCATGAAGAGCATATCAAGTATCTTCTGGCGCGCGACAAGGAACTGAAGCGCGAACGGGAGGCGGACAAGGCCGAGATCAAGCGACTGAGCCAAGTTCTTCAGAAGGAGGATGCGGAATGAAGCGTCCTCGTTTCGCAGCGCGCGGCCATTTGACGGTATTTCCTGAGTTTGCCGGCACTCGGGAAGAGGCTATCGCGCAAGGCCGCACCTATTACAAGCGCCATCAGAGGTGCGAGCACTGCGGAACGAGCCTGGTCTGGGTGACGACGGACAACTGCATGGGCTGCACGAACTTTGCCGGGGCGCCTTACCCAAGGAGAGACAGGAACAACGAATTCGTGCCTCCGCCTACGCCCAAAACGATGCATTTCGAGGATATGGAGGTAGCGGACTGATGAGCTGGGACTTGCGTTCATCAACGGGACAATGTCTGCAGCCTTGGTATCGGGCTCATCTGTTTGTGAAGCAGGGTGCACCCGGCGTCATTGCGGCGGAGCGCGCGCGGATAAGGACGCTGGACTGGAAACCTCCGGCGAAGATCGGGCTGACGGCCTGCATGCTGTGCGTGACGCGCCCAATTGAGCGGGTTGGGAATCAGGCGATGCTGCGGAATCTGGGTCTTGCCACCCTTGCGGACATGGCGAATCACAAACTGGCTCAGCAGTTGGAGGCCATCCCATGAGCTATCTCACGATTGATCCAAAGTACCTCGCGCTGACGCTGGCTTCGTTGATGTTCTTCGGGGCATGGGTGTTCTTCTGGCTCGGGTGTGTAGAGACGCGGATGAGTTACGAGAGAGGGGAGCGTGTCGGCAAGGAGTCTGGTGCCGCCAAAGGCCGGACCATCGGCGATATGCAGGAGTATGCCCGCGGCTGCCGGTACGGCCTGGAAACCGGGCGCAGGGAAGGATACGAGCAAGGCAAGCGGGATGCGCTCCCCTTCAGGGCAAGCAACGGCCAATTCATCGGGAGAGCCGGATGAGGGCACAGCTAATTTCCATAAGCGCCGTGTCCCGCGACGCTCACCGCGAATGGTCAGCGGAGCTAATCCAGCAGGGTTTCGATATGGCGCTGGCGGTAGTGCATAACCTCAACGCCTCAAGCGTGGCGGAATCGAAGGTTGCGATAGAGAACTGGACGGCGAGTGAAAGGCTGACTCCGGCGATGCGCGTGTCGCTCTATCAATTTTACGGATGGGAGCAGTCGAAATGAAGAAAGCACGAAAGAACGAATTTACGGAAGGTCATGGCGGCGGTAGCTCCGTTTGCATGCTTTGTACTCCCTGCGAAGCGTGCGCCATGGCCGATATCAATCAAGCGGGGATACAGGGAAGATTTCAATGAGCAACGATTGGCTTCGGCTATGGCATGACATGCCAAACGACCCAAAATGGCGCACCATTGCGCGTGTTTCTGGAAAACCAATACCGGCAGTTATGGCTGTGTACCTCCATATGCTGGTCTGCGGATCGAACGCGCGCGAACGCGGACGAACTCATGGTTGGTGTGATGAAGACGTAGCGACCGCACTAGACCTCAGCACAGACGATGTGATCGCAATACGCGATGCGATGCAGGGCAGAGTGCTCGAAAGTGACTATTTGAAGGGATGGGATAAGCGGCAGCCCAAGCGTGAGGATGGCGGAGCAGAGAGAGCTAAGGCGTGGAGAGATAAGAAAAAAGATGATGAAGAGCGCAAGCGAACGCAAGTGAACGCAGAAAAACGCCCAGATACAGATACAGAAGAAGATACAGAGAAGAAAGATCCTGTTGTTGATGCTGCACGCGTCACAACCATTTTTGGATGGCTCGAAAAGTATTTCAACTCACCCTCGCCGCTGTTTACGGCGCCTGTGGCCGCTTGGCTTTCGTGGGGAGCAGACTTTGAACTCGATATCAAGTCTGTAGCGGAGCGATGGCGCAAGGCGAACCCGAAGAAAGTGATTCGCTCCCTTGAATGGCTCGATGACGATGTTGCTGCCTCAATTCGCAAGCGCACAAAACCCATGCCTGAGCAGGAAACCACACCGAAAGGAGATTCGTATGGAAATCGAGATCAGAAATCCAAGCCAAACAGCGTCGATAAGCGGCTTGCCGCCCTCTATCGAGCGGGAACTGGACCTGGCGGCGAGCAGCCAGTGGAACCTGAACCAGGCAGTGGAGCGCTTCTCCTGCAATCAGCAGGCTAGGGAAGCACTCAGCGCGGAGGCGGCGCGTTGCGCTGATCTCCTGAAGCCCTCTCGGAGGGACGAGGTCATGGCTTTGCTCGGCAAGCTGATACTCCACTTCCCCCAGACGAACATGGGGGACAACCAGCTCCTGGTTCTGTTCGAGGATTATCTCAACGATCTGAAAGAATTTCCGGCCTTCGCAATAGCTGAAGCTTGCAAGGAATATCGGCTCAGTCCCGAAAACCGGTTTTTCCCTTCGGTCGGCTGGCTCGTGTCGCGGTCGAAGGATGCCACCTACCCGCTCAGGCACAAGCTGGGAACCATACAGAAAATCTTGAGAGCTGAGCCACCGAAGATCAAAAAGTCGGTCACGGCTGAGCAGTGGGCTGAGCTTCGCCAAAACCTTGGCGCATCATTAAGCGGTGAAATCAAGGAGCGGAAGCTGGAGGCCACTGTCGAAGCAATGCGAGAGTCCGGCGCTCCCCAAGGGAATATTGAAGCGTTCCTCAAGGCTGAAGGAGTGGCAGAATGAAAGCCCCACTCACACTCCTGCTCCTCCTTCTGGCCACTCCAGCTCTCGCCGATGACGGTGGAATAGTGGGCGCAATCGTAGGTGCCCTGGCTTACGGAATGTCGAACAACAATCAGGGTGACCCTGGTTACAGCGGCGCAAGCAACGATGACAACGATGACTGAAGCCCAGCCCGCAGGTGGCGTTGAAATAACGGCGGGCGGCGCCGGCGGCAGGCGTTTTGTGTATTTTCCCCCTGCCGTGACGGCGCATTCGTGGAGGGCGAATGGCCGATAAGGAATACCGCGCCTGGGTTCAGACGTTGCCAAGCTGCCTGTCCGGGAAGTTCTCTGAGTGGCTGTCCGACCTGGGTGAGTGGCGGAATCCCGCATGCCATGTCCGGCGCGCTGCGACCTTCGGTACTGGATTCAGGGATGTGCCGTTCACGTCCATACCCCTCACACATGAAGAGCACGCCTACCAACATCAGTATGGCGAGCTGGCCTGCCTCGCAAAATACACCCACGACCCACAGCTGAAATGCACACTCCTGAATGCCTCTCCCGTAGAGGCCGAGCGTATAGCCAAAGAGTGGTTCGATTCGCAGGTCATCAAATACCGCGAAATGTGGCGCAAACGGGCAGGAAATGAGGAAGCGCTTGAGCATGGTAAGCCATAGTTAAAGCAATGGATGAAGGAACCACACAAGGCAACAGGGTCATCAATGAACAACAAAACGGGGGATAAGGGCATGCAGACAGAGGCGGTCACGGAAAATATCACGGATATGTCGGCGGTTCTGAGTCTCAAGCAGGTCCACAACTACACTGACCAGTTGGTGGAGCGTGGGCATGCCGAGTACAACAATCAGCGCATTCTCGTGCGTAGCAAACATCCGCTGGACCAGTGCTTACGCCGCGGCATCATCGAAGATGCCCACTATGACACCGGAAAGGCCTTCGTCACTCTGCGTGACTGTGCATTTTCAAGGACGCATGGCCGCATTTACAACGATACGGGCGAGGGTGACGGCTCAGTAGACGCCGCAACCTTGTACACAAATACGTGGAGAAAATTGACGAAAAAGCAATGGGCCCTTATCAGCTTGGTGTGCTTCGCCCAGCAAAAGCCGACCGGTGATTACTTCTCAGAAGCGGATTACGCATACCTTTATGGCATCGGCCCGAACATTCAAAGCGCATTCGAGGCATTAGGCAAAGCGATTGTCGATTCGAGGAAAGAAATAAAGGCCCGGATAGAAGACGCCGAGCGAAATAATCTTGATGGCCACGGTTGAGCAGGGGGTGATAATGTTCCGTTGGCTTCCTAATGCCATTCCGACTGGTTGTGATACTTGCCTGCGTTTCTGCGATTCTTCTGGCTGCTTCGGTCGGCGGAATTTATGCGCTTGCACTTCTGATTAAGGGAGTAGCAACGCCAACAGCGGTTAGTCCGCTCTCCGTTCGAATCGCCCTCAGCTGCGTATTTCTGGCCCTAGCTATCGTTCTTTACGTGGTGAAAACGTCTCGTTACCAGTTTGCGTACGGTTTTGTGGAGGTCGCAGTTGGGCTGGTGGTCAACTGGCAATCGCTTGATAGCTGGTTTCATCCTGCGCCAGGTGGGGGTGCGATCCACCTCATTTGGGCGCGGATAGCCGTCCTCGTCGGCGGAACCTACCTGATATCCAGAGGCGTCTCCAATGCGATCGAGGGATTTCTGAAGTTCTTTCCAGCGACGATGTGGGAACAGATAACAATTCCGAAGTTCAGAAGGATATTTGCGGACGGAATGACGAGGGCGTACTACCGTCCAAACGAGGTAGTGCCCACCAAGCACCTGAGGGCAAGGATATCGATCATGCAAGACGATATCGCCCGGTTGGAAGAACAACTCGCTGTCGAATCCAAGGCTGGTAAGGATAGTGGGCCAATCACTGAAACGTTAGCTCTCCTGCGCCCACAATTACAGGCGTTGATTGCGCGTTATGAGAAAGAGGTAACTGGCCGGGAGAAGGTCGTTGAAAAACCCGCTTCGTAAACCTCATTGCCATCACTTTTCGCTTGCAAGAATATAAAAAGTGTATAAAGTCTCTTTATTGACACGCCACAACTGTCACTAAAGCATGGCCGCCTCAGGCGGCTTTTTATTGCCTACACACTCAGCTCCGATAATCTCCCGTGATGGCATTCAAGAAGAGCACCGTATCCCCGCCTTGCATCGTCGAGCCCGGCTCCTGCCAAGCAGTTCGCATTGAAGCTGCGCTGTCGCTGCCGGTTGAGCGCGTCCCTGTGACGCCGGAATGGATCGAGCAGAACCAGCTCAAGCAGCTACGCTATGAGCGCGATCGCGCCGCATGGCGCAAACTCGTCGGGACCGTTGGTGAATGAATACAGGTCAGCGTCATCGCTTCACTTGTTATCGCAGTGAGGATTTGCCTTGTAATGCGGATGGTTCTTTCGCTTTGCGACGATGTGAACGGGCGCCTTGCTGTCTTTGGTCAGGTCCTTGAGAAGCGCTTCGATTTCGGGCTGCGATTGCTTGATGTCAGGCCCCTCAAAGGCGATGCGTTTCGTCTCCCCGCCTTGTCGAACCGAGATCTCTATCTTGGTTGGCTCTTTCTTTAAATATGTCTCTATGGAAGTCGATAGAACGGTCGAGGACAGTACCGCGACGATGACGGCACGCACGTTATTGCCAATGGATGGAGCGGCCACAGCCGGCTTGCCAGTCTTCAGATCAAAAATGCTGATACTGAAGTTCGGCAGTTGCTGATAGAAATCAATATCGTCTTCGTTGTATTGGTGAGCAATGTCTATATAGGAGGCATTGACTTCGATGACGGCTGAATCCATTTGAGCACCTCGCGGTCAGCTGACACGCGCAGGAAGATTAACCGACCAGCGCTCCCCCATGCAACACTTCACCTTCAACAGCGTCGATAGGGACTTCGACGCGATGGAGTATGCTCACGCGTCGTCTGCCAATGATGACGCTCCTGGCATTCCCGAGATAGCGCTGTGGTGTGCAGTCATAGAGCAGGCGTTCGTGGATATAGGCATCATCGTTCCAAAGAATGCCTCCGTACAGAAACGTGCTGAAGGCCGATACTACGACGAAGCCCTCAGGTTCCTGCTGAGGGACAACAAAAACTTCCTTATAGTGTGCGGCCTTGCAGGTGTGAAGCCTGAGGTGGTGCGCATGGGTGCAAGGCGGGCGGAAAGCCAGGAAGAATTCAGATGATTAAGTGGACCGAGAAAACCGTCAAGGTCTCGGCCCTGAAACCGTTCGAGCGTAATCCGCGGCGCATCAGCGAAGAAGCCTTCAGCCGCCTTAAGAGAAGCCTTGAGGAATCCGGGTATCACCAAAGAATCATCGCTACCAAAGACCTGCGGATCATCGGCGGGCACCAACGCAAGCGTGCCCTACATGAGTTGGGCATCAAGCAGATTGCCGTGCTGGTTCCCGACCAGGACCTGACAGACGAACAGTTCAGGCGATTGCTAATCCAAGACAACCTGCCATTTGGTGAGTGGGACTTTGAGCTGTTGAGCGCTGATTTCTCCATCGAGGAACTGACCGATTTCGGGATGCCGGAGAAGTGGCTTGGGCTCGGTGAAGAAGAGCAGCCGGGCGCGGATGGCTCGGGGACAGAGGCCGATGAGGACGACGCGCGCATTGTGCATTGTCCAAAATGCCAACATGAGTTCAGCATCCTGACCGAGAAAAAGCCGAAGAAGCGCTGAACGGTCGTATTACCAATAAATAGGAACAATCAGAAGGATGCCGTTTAAGAACGGCGGTTTGAAACATGCCGAGAGGAAAGAATCTCAGGCCGGAAGCCGGTGAGAAGACCCGCTTTGGCCAGCCGGGCGGTCCAGACCCGCGCAAGGCCACGAAGAGTGGTTGCCCCAAGTGGTCAATTCGTCAGTCGGTCAAATATCTGGCCAACAGGACGGTGGCGGAGTTGAAGGAAATACGGGCGCAGGAACCCACCGTAGCGCAGCTCATTGCGCTTGTTGCGTTGCAGAAAGCGTCAAATGGCGACATGCAGGCGGTCAATTACGCCACTGAAAATATCGACGGCAAGCTGCCGCAAGAAACCCAACTGACGGGAAAAGACGGTGATGCCTTGCAGGCACCAGTGATCTATCTGCCTGCGAATGGCCGCAGCACAGATTAGGCCTCAGCTTGGCCCACAAGAAAGATTCCTCGCGACACCTGCGGACATAGCCATATATGGCGGCGCTGCCGGCGGCGGCAAGTCCTACGGACTGCTGCTTGAGCCTCTCCGCCACATAGCGAATAAGAAGTTCGGCGCCGTCATCTTCCGTCGCCAGATGACCGACGTGCTGAAAGAAGGCGGCCTCTGGGACGTATCTGGTGAGTTGTACGGCTCCCTTGGGGCAAAGTCGAATCAGCAGCAGCACAATTACACTTTCGGTTCGGGTGCGCGCATCGGCTTTGGTCACCTTGAGCACGAAAAGACGAAATATGACTGGCAGGGCGGACAAATAGCCCTCCTTCTTTTCGATGAGCTGACGCACTTTACGAAGACGCAGTTCTTCTACATGCTGTCTCGCAACCGCTCTACGAGCGGTGTGAAACCGTATGTGCGTGCGACGACAAACCCTGACGCTGATAGCTGGGTAGCTGAGTTCATCTCATGGTGGATTGACCCGGATACTGGACTCCCGATACCGGAGCGGGATGGCGTCCTGCGTTATTTCGTCCGGCGGGGTGAGACGTTCATTTGGGGGGACACGGCGCAAGAGCTGGTAGATAGCCATCCCGACGTGAAGCTCAACGAGGTGAAGTCGGTTACGTTCATTGCCTCGAATATTCATGACAATAAAATCCTGCTTGAAAAAGACCCCGGCTACCTGGGGAATCTCAAAGCGCAGAACCTCGTCGATCGCGAGCGCCTTCTTGGCGGCAATTGGAAAATCCGTCCAAGCGCCGGTTTGTATTTCAAGCGCAGCTATTTTGAAGTCATCGAAGCAGCGCCTGCCGGTCTGCTAGCAGTGCGCAGCTGGGATCTCGCCGCAACGGAAAAGAAAGAGGGAACCGACCCTGACTGGACGGTTGGACTTAAGCTCTCACGAGATTCGAAGGGTACGTTCTATGTGGAGCATGTCGAGCGCCTTCAGGGCAGTCCTCGAGCGGTAGAAACCGCGATATGCAATATCGCGGCCTCAGACGGCAAGACGGTTCGCATCCGATTACCACAAGATCCTGGGCAGGCTGGCAAATCGCAATCAGCGTACTTAGTGAGCTTGCTGGCAGGCTATATCGTGACGACGGAGCGCGAGACTGGCGACAAAGTTACGCGGGCCGGAGCGGCATCATCGCAGGCGGAGGTTGGCAATATCAAGGTTGTCCGCGGGGTATGGAATGAAGTCTTCTTCAGCGAACTGGAGAACTTCCCGCCGACAAAGGGGCATGACGATCAGGTCGATGCACTCTCAGGCGCGGTGAATACGATTCTCCAGCCCGTGCCCGGCGCAGGTTGGATGGGCTTCATTGAATCACAGGCCGCGCAAGCACAGAAATCCACTGAAAAGACGAATCAACCTTAATCACAAGGAGTTTTTATGACCTATACCGTTAACATGCTCGCGCCTGCAGCTAAGGCGGGCTATACGCAGCAAGCAGCCTCCGGGAATACCTATACTGCCGATGCTTACGGATTCATCACGGGCATCGCGCTGGCCGACGTTGGTGATCTTTATAAGGGCGGCTGCATCCCGCTTGGCCAGTCGGGTGTCAGGAGCACGTTCAGCCAGACTGTCGACCCTGGTGTCAGCAATGACAATACGCAGGACTTCGGCGTCGGTTCGGAGTGGTTCAATAGCACAACTGGCCTCCTATGGCGCTGCCAGTCAGCTGCCACCGGCGCGGCAGTATGGATGCCGCAGGTGTCCTCTGGCGTGCTGATCGGCCGCCTCATCGGTGCTAATTTTAATGTCACCACCGACCAGGCCATCAACATGACGGGTTGGAGTGCGCTCAATAAGTTCCGCCTGACCAAAGTGACAGTCAAGAACGCGAGCGTATCGCTTACGACCGCAGCGGGTGGTATCTATACCGCTGCGTCAAAAGGCGGCACCGCGTATGTGGCATCGAGCCAGGCCTATAGTTCCCTGACCGCTTCTACGCTTGCACTGGACCTTACCATTGCGACGACGCCAGGCGTGACGCCGCTTGCTGCAGCCAGCCAGCTCTATCTATCTCTGAGCACAGCACAGGGCGCTGCGGCAACGGCCGACGTGGAAGTGTACGGCGACGCCTACGTTTAAACCTGAACGAGAGACACGAAGATGCCGGAGGGTGGAAAGGTCACGCCTATCCCCTCCGGCGTCATCGCGCGAGTGTCGCAAGCCGTCCGTTATGTGATCAGCGGCGTGGGTCCGGAGACCTGGTTCGGGCCCATGCAGCCGCTCAAGCCCATGGCGCCGCCCGAGGTTAAGGGACGTGCCTGGGACTATCCGGTCGGAGCCAATCTTAACTACACTCCGCGTGTTAACGAGGGGGTGTCCTTTGAGGACATGCGAGCCCTCGCGGATAATTGTGACATACTGCGTGCCGTCATCGAGACGCGTAAGGACCAGATTGAAGCCCTTGATTATTCCGTTAAGGTGAGGCCAGTTGAGGGGGACAACAAGCGTGTCACGGCGACGGCAGAGCAGCAGCAGCGCATCGACAAGATCACTGCGTTCATGCAGAGCCCGGACAAAGAGCATGGCTTCGACCAGTGGATGCGGATGCTGCTTGATGACATGTTCGTCATCGATGCGGCGAGTGTATACCGCTGGCCTGATCGCAAAGGCGATCTTTACGCGCTCCGTATTATCGATGGGGCAAGGATAAAACCGCTTATCAACGATTATGGATTTCGTCCGGCACCGCCTGATCCCGCGTATCAGGAAATCCTCAAGGGCGTTCCTGCGGCGGACTACACTTCAGACGAATTGCTGTACCTCGTGCGCAACCCGCGCAGTCACAAACTGCACGGGTATAGCCACGTCGAGCAGATCATTATCACGGTTAACACCGCGATACGCCGCGCGCTTTCCCAGCTGGAATACTATCGGGAGGGAAGTCAGCCGGATGCATTCGTAGGCCTTCCGAAGGACTGGACGCAGGAACAGATAACCACCTTCCAGAAATGGTGGGACGGGCTGATGGCCGGGAATCTCGGCCAGCGGCGCCACCTGAAGTTCCTCCCCGGCGAGTTCAAGTACCAGGCCACCAAAGAGCCGGTCCTGAAGGACGAATACGACGACTACCTGACGCGGGTGATCTGTTTCGTCTTCTCCATTGCGCCCACGGCCCTGATAAAAGCCAATAACCGCGCGACCGCTGACAACCAGCATGACCAGGCCCGCGAAGAAGGGCTCGCTCCGCTTCAGAAGTTCATACGCAACTTCTGGAACAAGATCATCGTTGAGGATTTCGAGTCCCCGGATTTGATGTTCGACTATCTCGACGACCGGGAAATGGACCCGCAGGCAGCTGCCACGATTCGCCAAGGTGATGTTAAGGCCGGAATCATTTCCATTGATGAGGCGCGCGACGGCATGGGACAGGATGCACTCGGAGGAGCCTTTGCGACTCCCATGGCGCTCACCACTATAGGATACGTGGCCATCAAGTCTCAGGAGGAGCAAGATGCCGCCGCTCAAGCGCAACAGCAAGCGGCGTCCGATGCTGCCTCTGCGCGCGCTGGACACAACAACGGTTCCGGTATACAGCAGGATGCACACGATGGGGGCGATGATGACACCAATGACAGCGGAGCAAGTGGCTCGGGCAAGTCAGGTGCTAAAGGAACATCTGGCAAAGCCGATAGATCAGCGCCTTCGGGAGTATCGGGAAGGCCTGCCAAAGGCGAGAAACTGGCAGGAGTTCATAAACACGACACCGACTCTGGTGCCAACTGTGATGCCCCTAAGCGTGCCCAGGCCACATGCGGAGACAGCCGAGAACTGGCGTCAGGTAGCAGGGGTGGCTTAAAAAAAAAGCCCAATCCGTATCTCCTCACGACCGCGCTCAGGCACGAAAGTCACGCAAGGACATAAAGAAGCTCGCCGAGAAGGTTTTAGATAAGGCGGGTAGGGAAGTAGCCAAACAGCTTCATACATCGCTAGGTAAGCTCGCCAAGGGCTCTGATGACGATTCTTCGGATAGAGAGGCTGATGGGATAGTCAACAGCCTCGACCTGAGTTCATTCGGCGCATTGTCGGGTGTCGAGTGGATGCTTTCCGATGTCGCTAGTGACCGGGCGCAGGATGAGCTGCTCAGTTTGGGCATATCGCAAAAGTCGGACTTCTTTGATCACGCGAATCAGCGTGCTGCCTCTTATGCAGAGGAACGAGCCGCGGATCTGGTGACGCTGATTGATGATTCCACCCGGAACATGCTGCGGCAAAAGATTGCCAGCGGCCTATCCTCAGGTGCGATGCGCGAAGACATCATCGACGACATCATGGACTCTGAAATCTTCTCCGAGGCGCGGGCCACGCTGATTGCCGATACGGAAGTGGCAATGGCAAACGGGCAGGGCGCATTAGCTGGATACAAGGAAGCCAAAGCTGCAGGCGTGAGGCTGAAGAAGATTTGGGTTTGCGATTCTGATCCCTGTCCTATCTGCGAAGAAAATCAAGACGCAGGCGAGATCGAAGTTGAGGATGATTTTCCAAGTGGGGATGATGCAGAGGTGGCACATCCGGGTTGCTTATGTCATACCGAATCCGTAGTTGAGGACGAAGACAAAGACGGAGAGGATGATGAATAACACCATCCAGAACGTCATCAATGTCCTGAATTCGAATAACCCTAATATTCTTGCACTTCAAAAGTTCATGCTGCTGGCGCGCATACAGCGTGCGGCAAAACTGGGCGATGCCGATGCGCAGCGTTTCGTGGCGCTGTGCGAGTTAAATGTAAACACCACCACCAAGCACTGATTCTCCTCCGTTTGGTTCCTTAAGGCCGCTCTGACTGGGCGGCCTTTTTCTTTTAACCCATTCATGAGCAGTAACCGATGTCGCGGCTGAATGTCTTCGTCCCGATCACCAAGATCGACGAAGAGAAGCGCATCGTGTATAGCGTCCTTACTGAGGAATGCCCGGACAAGTCGGGTGAGATTTTTGATTATGCGAGCGGCAAGCCCGCAGTGCAGGCGTGGTCGGATGAAATTAAGGCCGCATCAGGCGGAAAGTCACTCGGCAACCTTCGCGCGATGCATGACAACATCGCTGCTGGCAAGTTCACAGACATTGTTTTCGATGATGCCCACCGGCGCATCGAGGGCGCAGCCAAGATCATCGATGACGATGAGTGGCAGAAAGTCAAAGAGGGCGTTTATACCGGCCTGTCCATCGGCGGCTCGTACACCAAGCGCTGGCAAGATAAGGATGACCCTAGTAAGTGGCGCTTCACTCCGAAGCTGACAGAAGTATCCCTCGTCGATAACCCCTGCGTTCCCACGGCGACCTTTGAGTACATCAAGGCCGACGGCACGCGTGAGATGCGCAAATTCACCCCCCTACACAAAGAGGATTCTATGGACCCCAAGGCACTCGCTGCCGCGAAAGAGGCGCTTGTAAAGGGCATTGCGACAGACGAGCAGAAGGCCCTTATCAAATTCGAAGCCGATGCGCTTCTGAAAGCAGCACAGGATGCGGACGCAGCTGGCTCCGCTACCGAGGAGCAGAAGGCGCTCATCAAAGCAGCAGCCGCTGCCACGGTAAAGGACGGCAAGCCGGTGAAGCCCAGCTCCGCTCCGGTCCAGAAGTGGCTCGCCACGGACGGAACTCCGTTCGACAGCAAGCGTGAGGCTGAGATTCATAACCTTCATCTCGAAAAGCAGGCGCAACTCGCGCCTGGCCTTGACGCCATGAACGCTCTCTTAAAAGGTGCGAAGAAGCCCGCTGAAGAAGAGGACGACGAGGATAAGGACGGCGACGACGAGGATACGAAGAAAGCTAAGAAAGCGCGTCGTGAGGAGAAAGCCGCCAAGTCCAAAGAGAAGGCCGATAAAGACGATGCGGAGATGGCGGCTAAGGCCAAAGAGAAAAAGGAGAAGGAAGACGCTGAGAAGACTGCCGCCGCCGCCCTCCAGAAGAAGGATTACTCCGACAAAGAGCGCAAGGAGATGGCGGACAAAGGCGAGGCCATGCCCGGCGGTGAATTTCCAATCAAGACAAAGAAAGACGTTGAGGATGCTGTCGATGATTGGGGCCGTGCAGGTTCCAAGCCTGACGTAAAGGCACATATCATCTCGCGCGCCAAAGCCATTGGTGCGGAAGATGCATTACCTGATGGCTGGGTCGGCAAGAAGAAAGAGAAAAAGGAAAAAGCTGTTCCCAAGGGCAAACTTGCAAAGGGCTTGCATCAGGTCGGCTGGCTGGCGCATATGCTCGATGAGCTGACGCGCTTTCAGGACAGCGTTGAAATCGAACAATATTTCGAGGATGACAAGGACAGCGAGCTTCCGGCAAAGCTTAAATCCATAGTCTCTGAATTCTGTGAGCTGCTCATCACGCTGGTAGAAGAGGAAACCAGCGAACTCTCAGAGGGCGAAGATACGGATGTCGAAGTCTTAGAAATGGCCGCCGGTCTGCCCAAGGGTCATCCGGAAGCAATCGCCAAGTTCGCCCGCGTCAAAGCCGGACCTCTTGCAAAGTCTGACAGCAAGAAAGAGTCAGAGACAGCTGCACGGCTCATCAAATTTGCAGAGACGATGGAGAAAGCGGGTGCTCGCCATAGCAAAGCCGACGCTGATCGCGTTCAGGCGCTCCACGACCACGCCGCCGATGTCCATAAGTGCATGGGCGACATGGTCGAGAAATGCGCGGGAATGCTCAAGGCTGCGGGTGAAGCCAAGAACACGGCCATTGATCTTGGTGCCAGGGGTGACAAGGTCGATGATGAAGACGACATGGAGCCCGCGAGCAAGGCCGCGGTCAAAATGAGCAAGCTCTACGAACAGCTCAATGCCAAAACAGATGAAGTGCTTGCCGTATCTAAGGTCGCGGCGGCCTCAAACGAAACACTGCTTAAGGCCATTCCCCTGATCGAGAACCTGCAGAAGCAGGTGGGAACCCTCGAGCAGGAGAAATCGGAGCTCGCCAAGAGAATGGAACACCTGGAAAAGCAGCCGGCTGCTCCCAAGGGCCATGTGAGGGCGATTTCCAAAGCTCAGGACACGGGCGCCACCGGTGAAACCGATGCTGAGTTTAAGACGAGGCTGGCAAAGATGCCCCCGGGAGAGAGGTCACGCGAGCTGATGAAGCTTGCGATGTCCAATCCCATGGATATGCCAAGCCTCTAGATTCCCAACTCATTCAAGCTTTTAACCCATTAACTATTGAGGC